CCAAATACCCACGGCTTCGCGCCAAGTCTTATAAGACCGTGGGCGGGCGCGTGCTGACGTACTACGTCTACGACATGCGCGGCACCGGGGAAAAGGACGTGCGGCTGGGTGCTGACTATGCGCAGGCGCTGGAGAAGTGGCGCAAGCTGCACGACCACATCCCGCTGTCAGTCGGGCGCGTGCAAGAAGCCATCGACAAATGGCGCGACAAGTGCCTACCCGATTACGACAACGCCGAGACGCGCAAGAGCTACACCAAGCAGTTGGCGAACGTCGAAAGCGCATTTGGCCGCATGGCGTGGCACGAAGTCACCCTGCCGGTGCTGCGGACGTACCTTGACCTGCGCACAGCGAAAGTGCAGGGCAACCGGGAGTTGTCCGTCCTGTCGATCGTCTGGGGCAAGGCGCGGCTGTGGGGGATGACCGCCCTACCGTGGCCCGCTGCCGGCGTCAAAGACTGGAAAAATCCCGAGCAAGGCCGAGAGTTTGAGGTGACAGACGCGCTGTTTGCTGCGCTGTACGCCCAAGCGGATCAGGTGCTACGCGACTGCCTGGACATTGCCACCAGCACCGGCATGAGGATCACGGACGCCCGCACGGTACGGATGCCGACTGAAGGAAAACTGCGATTTCGGGCAGGCAAGACGGGCAAGTGGGCCTATTTTGAAGTAGCACAGTCGCCAGTGCTGACCGGGCTACTGGAACGCAGGGGTAATGCCGACAGCGTAACGCTGCTGTGTACGCCCACGGGCAGGCCGGTGACGATGCGGATGCTGCGGGACAGGTACGAGGCGGCGCGGGAAAAGGCTGCGCTGGCCAATCCGCACCTGGCCGACGATCTGCGGGCGATGTACCTGCGCGACTCCAGAAAACGGGCCGCTGATCTGGCCGACGACATGGACAGCGCCAGCAAGCTTTTGCAGCACTCTAGCACCAAGCTAACAGAGCAGCACTACCGCACTAAGGCGACAAAATTGAAGGCGGTACGATGATCTTGCGCGGCTTAAACCCGTAGGCGCATCAAATCCCGTAGCTATGGCAAATAACACCAGAACAGGAAAATGATGCGCCTAAAATCGGGCTGCAAGCCACACCCCTATTGAAACGATGGTGGGACTCAAAATCCCCCGCCGAAAGGCGTGCCGGTTCGATTCCGGCCCCGGGCACCAAGATAGTTCGCTATAAATTAAATAGCGATAGGCGCATCAATAGGCGCACAGTTGGCGCATGATGCAATTATTCAGGCCAAGCCTCGATCAGGGTTTGCCGCTCTGTAGCGAGTCGGTCAGCGTCTTGCGCCAGCCCTGAATAGCTTCGAGTGCAATCAGCGAATACGATGGCGCTGGCATTGGCGTAACGCTCAAGGGTATCGCGGGCAAGGCCGGGCAGGCTGGCGCGGACGGTGGCGAGGTCGTCGCGCAGCCCGTTACGCTCAGTGCGCAGAGCAGCAGCATCAGCCGCAAGCGTTTTTTGTCGTTTCGTAGCTTCATTTTGGGCTTTCTGTAGTTGGGTTTGCCATGCTGATTCCTTGGCGCGTGCTGCTTCGCCGGCCACCAGCGCGGCGGCGGTGTATTCAGCCCGCACGGTCGCCTCGCGGGTGTCGCCGATGTGGTCAACCCAAAGGCCGTAGCCCAGCACCAGCGCGGCAATGAGTGCGCCCGCCAGCAGCCAGCGGTATGGGTTTAACCACGAGGTCATTGCCAAACCCCGGTTTCCATTTGCTTGGCAATTCGCCGGGCGCGTTCTGGCGTTTGCTTGGCCCACAGGGAATTCAGCATGCCTTCCGACGCTTGCACGTAATCCCCAGTGCGCACCATGGCCAGCGTGTTTTTAAAGCCCAGCAAGCCGTCTACACCCATTTGAAACGCCATATTCAGCAGCGCACCAAACCGCACGGAGTCGAGCGTAGAAACCCATGGAATCCGGCGCAGTAACTCGGCTTGACGCTTGTCAATGTCGTTGCTCAGCAGGTAGGCCGATTCATCGGGTGTGATGCCGCCGCCCTTGCGCTTGTCGATCAGTCGCCCGACGCCAATGGTTAAAAATCCGAGGTGATCCGGGTAGGCGTGCAAAACCTCATCTTCATCACGCCGAAGCTGCTTGGTCAGTTCTGCTTTCATGCCTTATCCCTTTCCGTTTCATAATCCACGCGCCGCACATAGCCAATCACCACGACCAGCATCCCGACGCGCAGCAGCAGCTCGACATTCGCCAGCCCGCGCACGGAATCCAGCCCCTTGAGCGCCATGACCCCAGACGCTAAAAACGAGCCGATCATCATGATTAAGCCGGTCTTGATGACCACGCCCTCCTTGACGCGACGGGTAAGCACAATGAAGCTCAGCGCCCCGGCGCATAAGAGGGAAGTGAAGCCCGAGAGGTGTTGAAAGATGGTGTCCATGTCAATCCTTCCGCGCCCATGGCAGCACGTCGGACAGCTTGGCGTTTCTGATCCAGTCGTTGATCGCGCTGGTCAGATTCATTCCAAAAAGCCCCAGCATGAAGGCAATCCCGGATTGCATGGGCGGCGTTTGCAGGCTGAAGAATGCAGCCACGGCAGGCGTCATGAAGCCCGCCAGCAGCGTGCCGGCACCGGCATTGATGAGCCTTTCAGCCCATGTTTTGCCGGGTGCGCCTTTGAGGGCGACGATTGCGCCCGCCAAGCCGATGGTGAACGGGTTGGCCAGCAGTTTGTCGGTGTCTATTTCAGGGAGTGGCATGGGTGTCCTTGGCCATCGGCATGCTGATGTCGGTGTTGGTCATACCACCAGCGCCGTGTTTTTGATGGTGATGACGCCGGTCTTGACAGCGCCCGTGCCTGCTGAGCTGCAGTCGATGAGGGTCATACTGCCCGCCGCGTTGGTGTACTGCCCTGTTACTGCATCCCACGATTTGGAGTTCACGACGGTCATCTTTGCGCTGGCGTCGCTCGTGCGGTAGTTGTGCAGGTTACCGTAGCTTTGGCAGCCGTAACAGTCCATCTGCGTGCCGACGCCGTTGTCATCAGCCGGCACCACCGCGCCAATCGCACAAAACCCTTCTCCGCCCGATGGGTCGATCTGGCCATTGAAGCGCGACACCGTGCCGTAGGCTGTGGTATGCGACCCGTAAGCCGTAGCAATGCCCCGGTCGCCGTTGTACTCGTACAGCCCGCCGAAATAGCTGCCGATGCAGTCTTCGTGGTAGCTATCGCCATCGTCGCCGTTGTCGTGGCTCCAGTTGTCCAGCGACTGCGCGGGCACTGGCTCATGGTAGGCGTTGGCCGCCGTGCGGTGGGCATTGAAGCCATCAATCCTGTTGCCCGCCGCCTCGCAGAACCGCTCGATGGATACGCGGGTATCGTCGCGGGAAAACCCGTTCGATGCCCCACAAAACGCTTGCGCGTTGTTGGCCTCCCATCGGGTTAGGCTGCGGGCATCCCAGCCATGCGCGCCGCTGTACCAGGTGCTGATGTTGTCAATGCGCACCTCCTCGACGCCCGTGCCGCCAGAGATGCCGCCGTCGCCAAAGGGCACCCGGTACTCACGGGCAGCCGCATTGCCGCCGTCCGATGCTGAGAAATACAACACGCCAACTGCCCAGTACCAGGATGGCGTGGTGGCAGCGTCAACCGCCGCAATGCTGGCCACCTCGTCAATGTGCGTGCTAGGCAGGCGGTGCGTGCGGCCACGCTGCAGGGCCAGCCGATCCGCAGACGCGATCAGGGTTCGCACGTCCGGCGTGTCATGCTCCCACACCCACCCGGACGGCTTGGATGCCAGCGCGGCCTGATACACCTTGGCGTAGCCGTCCGTCTTGGTAATGCCCGCCAGCTTGGTGCCCAGGATGATCCGCACCCGCTCTCCCCGGTGTGCCATGATTTCGACTTTGCTGCACCCCGCAATGCTTGCGCCGGAGGTGTAGTCGCCCTCGCGCATGACGATGCGCCCGGACGGCCACACCTCCGCCACGGCGACGGCCAGCGTTTTCAGTGGCGCTGTTTTCGTGCCCGATGCCGTATCAATGCCCGAAGGCGAGACAAAGACGGTTTTGTAGGTTGCTATTACGCCCTCATTGACGACTAATGCGAGCGCATTGCTGCTGGTGAGTGTTGGGCGGCGAAACCGGACCACGGACGGGCCGGGGCGCTTGACAAAGCGCAGCCGGACCCTCGCGGCCAGCACAGGCACGGTCTGGGTTGCCGCGAGCGTGTGATAAGCGCCAGCGGATGTGGCGCTGGCCACGATGGTCGTGCCTGTGCTGGCCCCGGCCGCGTCCAAAAACATGAGCGCGACATCAGCATCATCGCCTACGGCCCCCACATCGGTGAAGCACTGCGCGGCGAGCGTGATGATGTTGCCGGGTGAAAACGCGCCCATGGCCGGGACTTCGTAGTAGACCTGCCGGGTGTCGCCCGAGGCCGCGCCGGACACATCGAGCACGGCCTCCGCATTCTCAAGAATCGTCGTGGCTTCAAACCGGGTGGAGCCCGCCTGGGTCAGTGCCGGATTGGGGAAATAGTTGATGGTTGGCACTGGCGGAATCACAGGTAAAGGCTGGCGAAACCCGTTGACCGATCCGTCACAGAGCATCATAGACCGCAGGGTAGCCGTGCGCAGCTTGTCGCCCGTCGACTTGACCAGGTTCACGTCCAGGTCAACAGTCACTGTGAGCGCGTTGAGCGTGACGCCGGACGCCTGGAAAGTAGTTGGCGTGGTGATCGCCGCAGCCAGCCCGGTGACGAGTGTGGTGGCAGCTATCTGCGAACCAGCATCGTTTCGCTCCACGATGCTGATCGTGCCCGACGTGCCTGCTGTGGACGAGTCCACGACAATCAGTGCTGATGCCTTGCCGCTAGGGAAACCCGATACGGGGAAAGACCATTTGCAGCGGCCAATGCCGTTGACCGTCTCGCTGGCGAGCAGTCCAGCCTTCAGACCGCCCACCGATGTCTGCGAGATGCTGCCGCCCACCGTGTCGGGCAGGGTGGTAAAGGCCAGCCGCGCAGCTGTAAAAAGATTAGGCTGATCCACGCTGGCACGCACGGCTTCTGCGATGGCCTGGACCGCCGCCGCGCTCGGATAGCGCTTGCGCTCGGTCGCCACTCCTGAGACGTTTTCGTACAAGATCAGGTGCTCAGCGCTGTCTGGCGACGGTACGCTGAAATACTGCCCACTTGCCACGTCCGCAAGCCCTGCCGCTGTTGTGGCGTACACCTTGCCCATCACCATGGCGGCATCACGGGCAAGCTCTGCCGCTGTTTTTGCCGTAGCAGCCAGCCCAGCATGATCTAAGCTGATGCCTGCCTGCGTGGTGGCAGTTTCTGCGCCAGCCGTGGCAATGCCCGCCTGCGTCGAGGCCGTTGCCAGCTTGTCGCCCCAGTTGGTCGTAATATCGAGTTGTGCCGAGACTGCCGTATCTTTGCTCGCAAGCGCATCAGCCGCACTACCACTCGCAGCAATGCGGTCCTCGCCGGTCTGGATGCGGTCGGCTGCGGTCAGGGCGGCGTTACCCTCTGCGGCTGCGTTGGCGGCAACAAAGGTGCCCACCACGGTGTTTAATTGCGCCTCGTAGGCGGTGACGGCTTCGGTTAATGTGCTCATGGGTGCTTTCGTTTTGGCAAAGAAAAAGCCGCTCAGTGGCGGCTTGTGATGGCTTGTTTGGCGGCGTCAGGGCTAAGGGGCAGGCCACGCCATGGCGGGCAATTCAGCCAGCAATTCAGACTCGCCGGGGATGGCGCGCGTCCCGGCTGTGACGGCTGCTTGGATGGCATAACCCGCCGTCCAAACCGCATCCCGCCAGATCACACCGGCCAGTGCTTCGCTGCTGAATTTTGGGTTGGTGCTGCCGGCATAGCTGCACAGCGACAAAATGCCGTCGTAGCCTCGCGTCTTGGCCGTGCTGTCAAGATGCGCCTGAATCACGGCGATCAGGGTCGCCAATGCTGAGGTGGCCGCGTCTTGCTGCTTTTGCTCTGCTGTGATGAGTTGGGACAGGTCAATCATTGCGGCAACTCCAGTACACCGTTTGCGGGGTTGATGAGGGGCGCGGGGAAGTTCGCAGCTTGCGAAGCATCCGGGCCGGTCGGCAGAATCAGCGACAGATGCAACACGCCGGCTATGCGCTCGATGTTGCCCGTGATGTAGTCGCAATCGACTGCGGAGGACGGCAGAGTTGCACCATCCGGGATGACGGAAAAGTCAAAAGTCACGCCATTGATCGTGAGGGTGTCGCCTGCCTTGCTAATAACCAAGGTGTCGTTGCGGCGCTGGGGGGTAAAGTTGATTTGCATGATTTATCCTTAGAACCAACGGCCTGTGGCTGTAACACGGGTATCCGTAGTGATCACTGTAGCAGACCTTGAGAAGTGGCTCAGGTTGCCCACTGTAGAAGAACCACCAGCATCTGACAGCCACCCGTTAGCTGCATCATCATTGCTGCCGCCCGCAGTGATAGGGGCAGCAACAAACGCGGCCGGGTATGTCCAAGAAAGAGCGGATCTATACAGGCCAGAAACTCCGGTGTAAGCGACGGGGCTTAATCCACCCGTTTTAATTACGGTGCAAATCTGCGTCCCGTCCGCAAACCGCACATATTGGCCGTTTGCATTGTTGCCGCTCTCAATGACCGCACCTGTGGGCACGCCTGCGGCTTGGCTGACCGTGCCCAGCAATGTACCCTTACGGAAAGCGCCCAGCGCATCGGCTGCGGCGTTGGCGGTAATAGCCCCTGTGCCGCCTTTGGCAACCGCAATCACGTCAGTCTTTGCGACCTTTTCCGTGTCGAGTTCATTGAGTGCGCCCTGCACCGTCGTCGCGGCAATCGTGCCGGCCGGGGTATTGCCCACCAGCACGCCGCCACCAGGCAAAAGCAGGTTGGCGGCCAGCGTTGCAGCAGAGCCTGAAGTTGCCACCTGCGCGGCAGAAAGCCCGGCGTTGTACTCGGACAGGGCTGCGGCGGCGCTGCGCGTCAGGGCTTCGGCTGCGGCAGTCTCGGCGGCGATCCGGTCGTCATTCGTCAGGATGACAGCGGCGTCGACTTGCTCCGCGCTGGCGCCCGATGTGAGCCGCAGCGCCTCCAGTTCCACGCTGAAAGCCGGCAGCAGGCTCCCGAAGAAAACATCGGTGTCTGTTTTGAATGTGGCGCTGGTGCGGTCAAGCGCCGGCAGGGGTGTAATTGGCATTAGATGAGGCCCTCAATAGAAAGGTTACAGAGGTGCATGGACTGATAGGCCACGTCGATGGAAAAATCACGATAGAAGCCATACACCAGCAGCGGCTCATGGCCGGGCGCTTCGGTAGCCACGTAGATGCAGGGCGTCGAACGGATGCCGGCCAGCGTGCGAAAAATGCGGTTGAAGTCGTGCGGCGCCGTGGTTAGCTTGAGATCGTTGCGCTTGGAAAACGCCCGCTTGGTAATCAGGTAATTACCGAAGGCGTCCACGCTCTTTTTGCTGTAGTCGATGATTCCAGCCGTGGCGCCGGCCTGGGTGTTGCCGATGCGCAGCACCGGGCCAAACTTGCAGACGCCGCACGAAGCTTCGGAGGTGCCCAGCGCGGTCGTGATGGAAACCGTCAATTCGCTCGATGCAAAGTGCGCCGGAAGGTCGGTCAGGATCACATCCGACATTTGCACGTAGTCGGTGTAAAACCACTCGTAAAAACTGCTGATGGGCGTGCCGTCGAGGTTCACGGTCTTGCTGTAGACCGTTGTTCCTCCCGGTGCGTCCTTCATCGTTACCGTGGCCTGCTGGCCGGCCAGTTCCAGCAAGGCTAACCCGCTGATAAGGCCCGGCCGCAGAACCGCCGTTAAATTTCCGGTGACGGTGGTAATGGTGCCCACCACGTCATCAAACATGGCCCATCGGTTGGTTGGCGCAATGTCCAGCCAGTTGGTCGTGTCGGCCTCTGGTGCAGTAGCCGTGGTGCCCGCGATCAGCCGCTGGTAGATGCGGTGCGTGCTGGCACGGATCACCTTGTCGCCTGCCGCGTAGGCCGTGGCCGCAGCCCATGCCGGGTGGTCGGCTTCCGTTGCCGTGCTGGAGGTCAGCCCCGCGTCCGTGAGGGCGTTGGGCTTGATGATGCTCATGGTCATGCGGTGGCCCTGGTTGCAAGCGCGTCGCCGTCAGGCATGGCCCGATCCAGCAGGCGCGCGGTTTTTGAGGTGTGGCCGGCTGTGGCCTGGGCTTCAGCGCGCAGGCCGGCGACCTCTTGCCGCAGAGCGCGCAATTCCTGCACCATTTCGTCATTGCCGCCGCCCAGCAGGTTGCGGGTCTGGCTGGCGCTGAAAATCCGGCTTGGCCCGGTGGCTTCCAGTTCGGGGCCGTTTTCACCCACGATGCGCAGGCCGCCGCCGAAGCTCCCGCCCAATGCAAAGGCCGGGACTGGTGAACCCGTCAAGGCCGCAATCACGGCCCGCAAGCCGTTCGCGGTGTTCTCGCTGCCCGCTGTCACCGCGTCCGCAATGATCTTTTCTGCGCTCTTGCTCGATGCGTCCAGCACCATCAGCGCGGCGTCGATCTGGCCCAGCATGGCCAGCGAATCGGCGGCGTAGTCCTGCGGCGCGTTGGCCTCCAGCTGTTTGGCAATGGCTTCCGACTGTGCAAACAGCGTGCCGGTGGCGCGCGCCCAGTCCTCGCGGGTGCTGGCTGTGTCCATCAACGCCGTGCTGAGCCCCGGCAAAGCGGCGGTCAGCTTGTCGGCATACCCGGCTTGCGCGGCGCCCGTGGTCGCCAGTGCCAGGCTGTAGGCGCTGGCAAATCCGCCCTGCTGCTGCGCCAGGCTTTGCGCCGGGTCCAGTTGTCCACTGCGCGCGGCAGAAACCGCATTGCGCAGGCCGGCCGCGCTGCCGGTCATCAGGTCGGCCAGTTGCTTTTGTGCGTCGTAATACTTGAGCGTTTCTTCGCGCAGCGTGCCCAGCTTGGCGGTGGCCTTGCTGGCGTCAATCGCAAAATCCTGCAAGCTGGTGATATACGCCAGTTGCGCGTTTTTGGCGGCGGTCACGGCGTTCGCTTGTGCGGCCGTGGCGGCGCTGAGCTTGGCCTGCTCCGTGGCGACTTGGGCGGCGTTGACTGCGGCGGCATTGCTGTAAGCCACTGCCTGCGCATCGTAAGCGGCTTTTGCGGGGGCGCTGGCCGCCACGACTGCCGCATCATACCCGGCCTGGTCGAATGATGCCGGCGAAGTCTCCATCCATCCTTCGGTCGGAATTTCGCCGTTGACATACGAAAACCCCGTCGCCGCTACGGTGTAAGCATCGCGGTTCGGTGCTGGCGCGGCGGCCACGGCAGCGGCTGCGGCATCCAGCGCCGCACGGCTTGGTGTCTGCGTCTTGGCATAGGCGACCGCTGCGGCCTGCGCGGCGACGGCGGCGTCCGCCTGGCTCAATGCTGTCTGTGCGGCCGACAACCCAGCGTTACCCGGTGTCGCCAGTGCGGTGCCGTTGATCCCGCGCAGGATCGCATCCCGGCTCATGGTGCCGGGGTTGTTGATCTGCAAGGCAGCAGCGGCCACGGCCACCCGTTCGCCGGCAATACCCTCAATGGTGCTTTGCAGGCCACTCGACAGCTTGGCAAACAGGGACTCCATGGCCGCCGTGGCCTCGGTGGCCAACGTGGACAGCGCGTCGCTGGTGGTGGCGAATTCCGGCGCCAGCAGCAACAAGGTGGCATAAGCGGCCCTGCCGGCGTCGGTGGTCTGGTCCATCGACAGCGCCAGCGCGCGAAACGCCTCTTTGCTGTTCGGCAGGGCCAAACCCAAAGCGCCCAGCGCCTTGCCCATGTCCTCAGTGCTCTGCGCGGCGCGTTCGGCTTCTGAAAAGTAGGTGGCGTAAAACGCGGAACTTGCCGTGTTCAGGTTTTCCAGCCCGCCGAACAGGTCCGCCAGTTTGCTGGCCGCGTCCCCGCCCGCGAGCGAGACATTCAGCATGTTCGCGCCGAAGCGATCCAGCCAGGCATTCGCTGTGGTCAGGCTGACGGCCAGTCGCGACAGCGTGCCGCCTGCGGTTTCGCCTTCTTTCGTGAATTGCGCGATACCCGGCGCCACCGCTGCGGCCATGTTGTCACCGATACCGGCAAACAAGGCAGACACGGCTTTTTCGTTTGCTGCGGCGTCGCTGCCCAATTGCAGGCTGATGGCCTGGCTGTAATTCGTGATGGAGTCGGCAGACAGTCCCAGCGCCACAGCCGCGCCCGATGCGGCCATCTGAACGGCCTTGTAGCTGTCCGTGAACTGCTTGCTGGTGGCGGAATCAAGCGCGCCGGTTTCCTTGCCGGTGCGGTCGGAGCGGAACCAGCCGCCGTCCTGCTTCCATGTGCTGAAGCTGTTGCCGGCAAAGCCTGCATTGCCGAAGTTACCCTCGATGCCGCCGCCCGTGGCCTCTTTTTTGCCGCGCCCGCCAAAGATGGATGCGACCGCTACCGCCGCCAGCGCCGCCCAGCCAATACCGGGGATGGCCGCAAGCATGCCGGTCGCACTACCGGCCATGGCCGAAGCCGAACCCGCCGCCGCTGTGCCGTAGGCGCCATTGGCCGCCAGCAAGCCGCTAATCCCGGTGCCGGTGGCGTTGGCTGCAACCGTGCCCAGCGCATTGGCAACCGACATCGTGCCGGCGACCACTTGCGATCCGAGCGTCACCATGCTGGAGACACCCGAGTAAATGCTGCTGGCGTTGCTGGCCATGCTCAGGGCGCCGCTGCCGCCGCTGGCCGCATTGGCCGCGCCTGACATACCCAGTGCGCCCGTGACGCCGCCCACCACGCCCTGAATGGCGAGCTTCAGGACGGTCGTTTTGAACAGGTTCTTGATGCCGTCCCAAAAGTTCTTGAAGAACGAACCGCCCTTTTCAAAGGCGCGGTAGAGGGAATCGGTCAGGCCGTCATAAACCGAGTCGTAGAACTTGGTCCATTCGGCTTGGGCTTCCTTGGCGGCGGTCACGCCCACGTCACGGGCCTCGCCTTTTTGCATGATGGCGATCAGCTCTTTTTGCGCGTCGATCTGTAGCTGGATGGATGCGGCAATCTCCGTGCCCGCGTTGACGCCGGCCAGCTTGTCATTCAACCGGGCCAGTGTGATTTCCGCGATCTGCGATTTGGTCATGCCGTACTGGTCGTACTCATCCTGTGCGGCGCGCACGGCTTCGTTGGCGGCCTTGACCGTGGCAATGCGCCCTTGTTCTTCGGCGCGCATGTACTCTTGTATGGAGTTGGCCTCTGCATTGCGGGCGTCGCCGCGCTGCTGGGCTGACTTCAGCAGGTCGTCATAGGCCCTTTTCAGGTCGCGCGCGGCTTTTTCCGCTTCCCTGTCAGCGCCTGCGCTGGCCTTGGTCGCCGTCGTCACAGCCCTGACGGCTGCAACGGCTTTGGGGGCGTCCGTGCGGCGCGGGTCGGTGGCGGCTGACGCATTGCGCGTTGCATAGTTCGCCAGTTCTTGCGCGGCCTTGCGGGCGCCCAGGATGCGGGCCGATGTTTCGTCGACCTGTTTGCGCGCTGCTACGCCATTGGCGATCATGCTGTCTTGAATGGCCTTGACACCCGAAAAGTCCAGGCGTGCGGCGGCGGCCACTTGAGCCGCGAGCCCGCCCACACTGTCACCGATCTGGACCAGCACATATTTGAGGTTCGCGCCCAACACGGCGACCGTCTCAAAGACCGTGGCAATGCCATTCTGAATGGTTGCCATGGCGCCCGTGGCGCGTCCGTTCTCGTTGGCCGCACCCGACATAGCGTTAATCAGCGTAATGGCGTCCTCGATGGCGCCATTCGCCAGCGTCACGCTGTCAAAGATCAGCGAGCCGGCATTGTTGGTGCTGATAGTGCGGAAAAGCTCATCCCATGTATCCCCCAGCGCGGAAATAGTGCCGTCCAGCGTCTTGGCGCGCTCTTCCATGGCGCCGCCGAAGGACACGTTTCCAATGTCCTCCAGGTACTTGGTGATTTCGGCTGCGCTGTTCCCGATGGTCTTGGTGACGCCCTGGAACGTAAGCGACACGTTGTCGCCCTCTTTTTTGGCCTTGATGCCGAACTCTTTCAGGCGCTCAAATTCGCCCGTCGATGCGTCGGCGACGGCTTCGATCATCTGGCTCAGGTCTTTGCCCATGGCTGACGCGGTGTTG